GCTGGATCCTTTAGCTGGGTCACTGGTCGTCTCCGTCGTCAGGGTCGGCGAAGGGGTCAAGGACTGGGTCGGGGGTGGGATCAGTCCGTTCCCCGCGTCCTTCAAAGTCCCATCCGGGGTTCGGGCTGCGGGGTCGTTGGGGAGTAGCGGTGCTGAGTCGGACATTTTCTTCACGTTCCATGAGGATGAACTGGTCGGGGCAGTTGGATTTTATCTCGGCGAAGATTCGCATTCCGACGTTGCGCTGGCCGACGAGGAAGTAGTCGCGATAGGGTTCGAAGACGGGGTCGACGCGGAAGACTCCGCAATCGGCGAGGAAGTGGTAGAACCAGGCGCGTCCCTCACGAGTTGATAGAGCAGCTCGGAGAAATTGAAGCCGGTCATTAGCCAAGCGAGCTGCAGATTTCTCAGCCGCGCGGATGTCTTTGCGAGAGGAGGCATCGTAGGTCACTTGCGAATCACCAGATTGGCGCAGAACCAATGAAGCGCGAGTTGAAACTGGATCATCGGCTCATTTGTTTGTCCTTCAATTTGGCCGTATTGAAGAACGCGAGGATAGTCGCCTTCTACTGGCATGAGAATGATGACGGAAGATATATCGCCATTATGACCGGCTTCGATGTTATCGGCTAGGGATCGAAGACGACCGGGGATGTCGGTCAAGGGCGGCCGGCCATCGCGGATAGGGATGACTTTGATCATTGCGGCTAACCTCCTGGCGCGCCTGGGCCGGAGCCACCGCCGCCCTGGCCGAGCATGGATTGAAGCGCGTTTTGCCCGCCGCCAACGTTGGTTTGGGAGAGGTTCTTGGCGCCTTGGGAGAGTTGCTGAGCGATCTGGGCTTGTTGGGCTTGTTGCTGGGCCTGGGCGCGTTGTTGGCGAATATCGGCGAGTTGCTCGGGGGAGCGGATGATTTTGGGGGAATTGTTGAGGAGAGAGGAGTATTCGTCGATCGCTTCGTCCACGTCGATGTTGTCCATGACACCAGGATCGACGCCGACAAGCCCGCCGACCATTTGGAACAGGCGTTCGATTCCAGCCGCGGCGGTGGCTTTCTGGGCTTGTTGAAGCATCGAGACGAACTCGATGTTCATCATCTTGCCGGCGATTTCGGGTGGCGGGGGAGGGAGAATGCCGGCGCGGTTGGCGATGGCGAAGACGCGTTCAACGATGGGTTTAAGGATTTCGTCATCGATGCGCTCGAGGACTGGGCCGAGCATGACTAGAGATTCGGATTTGCGGAGATCCCATTCCACAGCAGTGACGTTGGAGCGGGTTTCGTATTGACTGGCGACGCGGAGAATGTCGTTGAAAAAGACCTGGGACATTCGGGTTTTGACTTCGGTGAGGTCTTGGGTTATTTCGGCGACTGGGAATTTGGTTTCGTAAACTGAGGCGAAGCCGGGTTTGCCGCTAGAGGTGAAGCCAGTGACGTAGGTGATGGCGCCGGGGGTGAGGTTGGCGGGTTGGTTCTTGAGTTGGACGTCCGCGACTAGGGGAGGGTTGACCATTTTGTCAATGGCCTGGGCCTTACGGCGGGTTTCGAGTTGGACCTGCTTTTGGTCGGGGAGGGCATCCATGGCCGGGGATCGGCCGTAGGGATCGTTAGAGACTAGATCCCATCTGCCGATGATGGCCATTCGCTCGTAGTAGCCTGCGCGGCGAAGGAAGGTGGGCGGGGAGTTGGCGCCGCCTTGGGGGGAGGTTGAGCCGCCCCAGACCCAGTAGGCCTCGCGGAAGGCGAAGCTGGGGTCAAACCCAAATTCTCGCGCTCGGCCATCGTTATTCGGTTCAATAGAGTGAGCGATGATAATCTCGCGAGTAAGGTTCGCTCCACCTGGGTCATCGTAGAGTTCTTGGATGTCGGCGGGGCAGTTTTCATATCCGAATTCGCTCACAGTTGCGGAGATGGTCCAGGTGAACTCGCGGTAGAAGATTACTGGGCGGTATTTGCCGTCGATGTCGACGTAGAATTCGCCGAGGCAGGGGTTGATACAGTTGATTACGGAGTGGAAATCTTCGTAGATGAGCATCGCCGCCGTGCCAAAGATGACCAGGTCGTGATACATTATGGCGATGGAGTTGTAGAAATTGGATTCAGAGAAGATTAGGTAAAGTAGTCGCTCACACTCTGCCAGCCACAAACTTACGGGCGAGGTTTTCGTTGAATCGAGTCTGCCAACTTTCAAGCGAAGCCACGGCGCTGTCGGGGATGACTTCCCGCTGACAAGGCCGGAGCTTAGCCGTTGGGCGAAGATGCAGCCCGAAGAGTCAAGGATGTGTTGGTTGATCGGGGCACCGCGGGCCATTTGGTTGGGGGTGATTAACCATTTGTATCGGCGGGGGAGGAAGTAATCCGCGAGTTCGCGCCAGTGGGTCCACCAAGAATAGCGATTCACGCGAAGACCCATGAGCCGGCCCACGGAGTAGCGATGGAGAGCCAGGTCGGCGGGGGGTGGGGTGAGGTTGGCGGTGGAGGGCATCAGTGTGGGCCCATGGGATGTTTTTGGGCGATGTAAGTTGAAGCGGCTTGCTCGAGGTCGGCGATCATTTTGTTAAAGTCGCCGGAGGTATTATTAGGTCCACGGAAGTAGGGATCATTCATACGCTGCTTAGCGTCTTTAACTTGCTCGTCGTTCAACTTACCGGCACCGAGTTCAACATCCCCGAGGTGTTTGACCATCATGGCGCGGACAACGAACTCTTCGCCATTGCCGTGGCTGTCGGTGTAGTCTTTGAATGATTGTGGTAACGCATCTGCTTTGCGGAGTTGTTCGATGCCTCGATGCATGGATTCGTGCACCGTGGTGTCTTCATGGTCGGTGGAATACCATAGTGTGTCGGTTCTAGGGCGGTAGAATCCTGCGAGGGTAAGTTTCTCATCAGGAGCAAGGTTAGTGTGGATGGTTACACGTGGATCGAATCCCAAGGCCGCGACGGGGGATTTCTGCGCGGCCTGCCAGTTTTTGAGAACTTGATCTCGTTCTTCGGGGGATGCTGTAACGTGGTCGGCGGTTTGATAGGCAATACCAGAAGGGAGTATGGCTCTATCGAGGACTTCCTGTGTTGGGAGTGAATTCAGTTTCGCGCCAGGTTCTATAAAGGGCGCTACTTTGTCGCCATAGGTTTGATCAAATGTCTTTCCTATTTCAGCATCAGTGTTTCCAGGGTATTGTTTATCATCGATTGCATGGATAGGAGGATCTTTATATCCGAGGGCTTTAGAGAAGGCGCTGTAATTTTGTGTTTCATCAATGGGTGGGGCTGCGTCTTGGATGAGACGACCTTCATAGTGCATTTGAGCCGCGGCCATGAGGGCGTATACATCGGGCGGGGCCTGCCGAGGAGAATTTTGTTGGATTGGGGAGGGGCTTCGTGAGTTGGGGACAGCGATGGGCATGGGGGTTATTGGCCCAGGAGGGTTTTGGAGCCGGAGAGTTGGTTGGTATTGGGCGTGACTGCGGCGGCGAGGAAGGATGGGCCTTGTTGTGGGGCGTTGGAGGTTTGCGTGCCGGTTGGGGATTGAACTGGCGGGGCGGGAGTTGGCGCGGTCGGGGCTTTGGGTTTGGGGGCGAATAGAGTGGCGGCGAGGGTGCCAGCACCGGCGAGGCCCGCTAGGCCAGTGCCGATGGCGGTGAGAGTTATGGGATCGGCGAAGACTGGGTGGATTATCATGCTGCCATTCGCTCCGGGTCGAAGGGATCGTATTCGGAGATAACGAGGGGTTTGTGGGGGAATTCGCCGCCGGCGAGTGGAGAGGCGGCGAGCGGGCCGCCGAAGGTTAGGGCCAGAGCGTCGAGATCGTCGAGGATTAGATTGGGGTTGTCGGATTTGAGATCTTCTTTGGAAATAAGTTGGATTTGATCGGCTTTGTTGAAGGTGTAGCGGATGGCGAGCATGGCGTTGCGGAGTTCGGAGTCGGGCGGGATCGCGCCGGATTTTAGCCAAGCTCGCAGGGCGCCGTACATGGCAGCGCGCTTGTTGGCGTAGCGTTCGCCGGAGTTGTCGAAGGTGACGCCGGTGATGTCGTCTTTGCCGCCGAATTGGATTTCGTTGACGTGGAGGCGCATGTTGCGGCATTGGTCGACTACACCGCCGCCGACACCGCCACCGTCGATGAAGATGCCATCGGGGCGAAGACGCTCGAAGGTGGAGAAGACGCGATTGGAGAGTTCGACGGTGGAAATGCCATTGAAGGATTCGCGGGGGATGGATCGGGCGTCACGGCCCTTGCGGGGGAAGATGACGGAGTTGTTGGAGCCGTAGCGGGCCACGTCGACACCGATGGCGAGGGGGGTGTAGCGGTCGACGTAAGGGAGATCGCAGGTCATGGCGAGTTCGATGTCGGCAGCGGAGAAGAATTCGAGTTCACCGCGACGGGGGAACTGGCCGAGGACACGGATGCGAACGAAGTCGGAGTCGGCGCCGTAAGTGCGGATCCATTTGTCGAAACGGGATTTGTTGGTGATGGGAACGGTGCGGGAATCGATCTGGGTGGAGTGCCAATGCTCAGCGTGGAGACCGCCTTCGAAGCAGTCGCGGAACCGGCCGGTGTTGCGGGTGGGGTTGCCGAAGACTAGCCAGAGGATTTGAGTGTCGGAGTCGGTGAGGGCGCCTTCGGCGGTTTCCCAGATGATGTCGGGGATTTCGGACGCTTCGTCGAAGACGAGAAGAAGGCGTTTGCCTTGGTTATGGAGGCCGGCGAATGCAGCGGGGTTTTTCTCGGACCAGGGGATCATGTCAATGCGCCAGGTCTGGGCGCGAGCGGGATCGCGGGAGAATAGGGCGGTGGCGGTGAGGCTGAAATGGTCACGAGCAAAGAAGCAAAGGTTGAACCATTTGCCGACCTCGGCCCAGGTTTTGGTTTTGAGCTGGGTTTCGGTGTTGGCGGTGATGACGCCACGAGTGTCGGGGAAGGTGCAGAAGGCCCAGAGGATGAGGTGGGCCACGGTTGCGGATTTGGCAATGCCGTGACCAGAGGCGGTGGCTTCTTGAATTGCGGAGTTGAGGTCAAGCAAGCCGAGTTTGATGCGGGACATGAGGGCGGCGGCCCAGGGCATTGGGCCGGTGAATTTCTCGAGGACAGTGCCGGGCTCGCCCCAGGGGAAGGCGCCGAGGGTGAAGGCGAGCGGGTCGTTGCGGACGGAGGTGAGCCAGTCGAAGAGATCGGGGATCATGGCCAAGCCTTCCAGGCGGCGAGGATGAGGAGGACGATCCCGAGGGTGTATAGGGCAATGCCGGTGTAGAAGGCGTAGATGGGGAGGGATTCGCGGGAGGGATAGAGATCAACCGGCGCAGCGAAGCCTAGGGCGGTTAGGGTTGGGCCGCCGATGAGGAGGAGGATGGCGAGGAGGATTAGGGCGCTGGTCATGGCGGGGTGGGGATGGGGGTTGAGCGACGGGCTGCGGCGTTCATCGCCAGAGCTGCGGATTGGATTCCGGTAAGCCGAGCGGTCCAGCCTTTACCAAAGTATCGCCATGTCGGCAGGCGCTGGAAGAATTCCATACGGGCTGTGCAGAGTTTGAGGATGAGGCCCGGCGAGTTCCAGGATGATTTGACCGCGGCAAGGGTTCGAACACCAAGATGTCCGTCGATTACTGGCATGGAAAGAATGCGTTGGAGAATCTTCACGGCGGTGACTGGGCCTGATCCCCAGCCGGTGTCGGTCATGACGAGGTCGAGTCCGTCGTAGAGGTCGTCGCCACGGACGGCGTTCCAATATTGGGCGCGGTAGATGGCTGCGATGTCGGCGTCGGTCGCGTTGCGCACAGGCGCGGGGGGCAGGCCGTGAGACGCGCGCCAGGCGGTGTAGACGGCTTGGGTGACTCCCTTGAGCGTGGCGCCGCCGGGGTCGTGGGGATTGTCGACATAGCCGCCTTCCCAACGTTCGGTTTCGGCGAAACAGGCGGCGAAGTTGGTGGCGGTCACTTAGATCTCCCCACGCCAGATGGCGTCGCACACGCCATAATCGGATTGTGCATTGACGGGTAGCATCCCTATCGACAAGTAGAGGTCGTAGTGCCGGTTTACACGGCCGACGGCTAGCCAATAGCGGATGTGACGGACGACCGGCCAGCGCTTCATTTGGCGGCTCCTGTCGGCGTGGGAACGGGCGTCGCCGGGGGCTTGGGCGTGAACGCCGCCGAGAGTTTGGCCTCCACGGCATGGGCACGTTGGGAGGATTCGTTGAAGATGTACTGGGCCACGGCCTTGGCGCCGATGGCTTCGTCGTGAATGGCGAGCTCGGATTGGGTGAGGGTGACGGTGGGTTCGGGGGGAGGGGATTGCGCGAGCGCGAGGGACGGGGCGAGGATGAGGGCGGCGAAGGCCAAGAGTTTCAACGCGGGGTCCTTTCGAGTTGCACCACGCGGGCGCGGAGTTGAACGATTTCGTTTTGCATCTGTTGCTCGGCGCCGACGACATAGGCGAACATGGGGCCAAGAAAGCGGATGGAATTGGGTTTGCCCTCGTTGTCGCGGCCGACGAGGAGTGAGTCGATACGGTCAAGGTCTTCGGCGATGAACCCGAGTTGCTGGCCGGGGGTGTGCATATCGGCGTTGTAATCGAAAGTCACGGGACGCATGGCGGTTACGCCCGCCAAGGCATCGAAGGCGATTGGGACAATGTCGTGTTTGAAACGCTCGGACGAAGTATTGCAGGTGCCGATCGTGCCGTCATAAGATACGCTTTTGGTTGATGTATTGTAGCACAACGCGCTCGTTGTCGCGGTGTTCGATATCCCGGGGAGAGAAAGGGCGCCGCCTACACTGACATACCCTGGCGTCGTTATTCCGCCCGCCGCGCCAGTTGAGGACTGCAACCACAACAAAGAACCCGAACTGGTAGTTAATCCAGGATATCCACCGACATTTCCAAGAATAATAACATGCGAAGTAACTCCGGATGCCGGTTGAAGTTCCAGCGTGTCTACTGCGGACGAAGAAGAGTTCGTGTCAAACTCAATATTGCCGCCTGCATTAACAAACACAGAACTGTATCCAGTCACGTTTCCGTATAAGTTATTTCCTCCAAACGACGTGGCTGTGCTATCCAACACAATTTTTTGTGTAGCGGATAGATTTACGGCCGCGACTATGCCGCTGGCCGTTACTGTGTCAAACCCGACTAAAGTCGGCCCGTTGACAACATAAGCTGCATTAATGTTTTTTGTGCCAATTGACTGAGAAAAATTAGCAATCCAAGACGTACCCAACGCTCCCGTGTTGTTGGTTCTGTTTGTTGTGACGGTAATGCCCCCGCCGTTTACGTCATAGCCACTATCGTTTAGATTGAGTTGTATACCCGCTATATTCACTCCCGCCACAACAGCAGTAGTTCCGCCGGTAAACGCAGTAAAAGCCGGTTCCGCCAGCCAACTAGTCGCGCCCGACAATGTGCTCGCAACAGTTCCAGATACCACAACCCCAGACATATCGCCTTGCCCAGCCTGATAGGCGCCGATCCAAATTCCGCCGGTAAGTGTTCTACCGATGTTGAGAGATGTTGAGTTGTTCCAGCCAGACGAATTGTAGACCCAAAAATCCTGTCCAAATGAGTCCGGACGGATATAATATCCAGATGTCGGTTCTCCTAAAGTAGCGGTGCCAGAAATCCAATGTTCCGAGGCGATAGTATTTGCCACGTCGCAGTCAAATGCGCCTATTGGCGTCCCTGTGTTACCCCAACATGACGGCGCCGTTGTAAACGCGGTGTGTAGGGGAGCATGATAATGGCCATTGTTATCTTCTATTTGCCCAAATCCGTATGTTGTGCCGGAAAAACCGGGGTTTGAGTTCGTTGTTGAGTAGATTCCTGGCGGAAGATATGTCGGGCCTTGCGCCGTGGCGTTCACAAACGCGGTCTGATAACTACCAGAACCAGAATAGAACTCTTGTAGAATCGGGCTTGTGTACCCGAGAACGGCGGAAATCGTGGTCGTGACAGCCCCCGCCCCCGGCGCGGTATACGGGATCACCGCCGTTCCTGTAAACGTCGGGCTCGCTGACAACACCAAACCCCCTGTACCAGTCGGGGTCAGGCCTAGTGCGGTGTAGACCCCGGCGCCGAGGTAGGAGATGGGGAGATACCCCGTTGCCGGAGCGGCGTTGATGAGTAGGAACCATTCTCCGTAGGTGAGGGAGTATTGGTACTCGGCGAGGTTGCCGGTGCTGGCGGTGCAGGAGGTGAGGCCGCCGGATTGGACTATGTCGGGGGATTTGGCGAGGACGTTGAGGGTGGTGACTGTACCGCCAGGGCAGCCGATGCCGACTAGTTGGCCGTCGAAGGCTGGGGAAGGGAGGGTGACGTTCCAAGTGGTGATGTTGCCACCGGCGAGGGCGTTGAGGTTGGAGGGTGGAGTTCGGGAGTTGAGGAGGGTGGTGTTGACGGTAGTGCCGGGTTGGACGTAGACGTAGCCGTCGGCATAGATGGGCGGGTTGAGGTAGCCCTGGGCAAGGGTGGGGAGGGTGAGGAGGATCTGGAGAAGGATCCAGAGGGAGAGGAGTTTGATGAATTTGTTCATGGAATCAACACGAGAACGATTTCAACCGTCCCTGTGGCAGCGACTCCTTGGGGAGTCCCTACGCGGAAGTATAGTACAGGGTAGGCTGCGACTGTGTAGGTTATGTTGCCTGCATTCACAATGGTGAGGGTTGTAGAATTGTTTGGGGTTGCATCGGCGCCGTTATTGATCGAGATGGATTGGTTGTTTGCTACGGCGATACCTCCGCCGGAAGTGGAGGTGAAAACCCCTGCGGTGGCTGTGGTGAGTGTTCCACTGGCATTGGTTATTCGAACAGCATTGATAGCGTATCGAGTATAGCCGGCTGGGAGCAGGATTGGGATTGCGGTGTCTGTGTTGGCGGAATTGAAGTTGACGGAGGTGACCCAGACTTGGGTTTGAGTGGCGGGGTAGGGCGGGCCGGAGAATATGGTCTGGGCCTGGGCGGGGAGATCCGCAGCCAGGAGAACGAGGGCGAGGAGTGGGGTCCAGAACCAGCGGATCATTCGGCGGCCTTCCGGGAACGGGCGATGGCGTCTTCAAGGCGCTTGGCGAAGTCGACGTTGATGTTGGTGTTGGTGGCGTGTTTGCCGTAGCCGAAGCGATCCATGCGATCGGCGGTGAGGGCGAGAAGGTCGCGCATGGGAAGGGGCTCGCCAGTGATGTCAGCGTCTTCGAGTCTGTCGGCGATCATGCGCTCGGCAGTGAGAAGGTTGGACGTGGCGAATTCTTGAACGGCGTCGATATGTTCGCGCCAGGAGGTGTGAACCTCGGAGCGGTAGGTGGCGATGAGTTCACGGATGGAGGGATCGGAGCGGAGGACGGAGATTCGGTTCTCGGTCATGCCCAGGCGCGAGGCGATCTCTCGGCCGGTAAGACCGGCGGCGATGAGGCGGGCGAGTTGATGGTGGCGTTCACGGATGGATTTGATGGCGATGCGATGCGAGGGGAGGCGGAGGTTCTCGAGATCGGCGGGGGTGAGATCGCGAACCGATGCGACGCGGTGTGGGTCGGGGCGGCGGCGGGCGATGGCGGGGTTCATGGGCGGCGACGGATTGGAAGGGGGAGAGGGATGACTGGGGCGGAGTGGATGTTGTGGATGGGGCGGAGTGAGGAGATCAGGGCGGCCACGGCAGGGGCGGTGGAGGAGTAGGGCATGGGGAAGATTTCGAAATGGTCGAAGCGGATGGATTTAATCGGGAACCATTCGGGAAGGCGGCGGGTGCCGTTTGCGGATCGGTGCTGGGCAACGGCGGAAAGCAGGCATTGGGCCGCGCCGACGAAGATCGGCTGCTGGGCGCGGTATAGGACGTAGACCCCCGACTTAAGGAGATCGGCAGGGGCGGGACTGGGCAGGGACGGGGCCGGAGCCATGGCCATCAGAATCACTCGCTTCGCTGGGACGGGGCCATTAGAATCGCTCGCTGCGCTCGCTCGCTCCGCTGGCACTGGCCCGGGCGCTTTCCTATTCAACTGCGGGGCAGTATGGCACATCCCCAGCCAAAGTCAAGCCCCAATCCGCTCCCATTCCCTCCCCCGCCCTCACCCCTCCCCAGATCAATGAGATGGGAGGGGATGAAATAAATTTTTTAAAATGAAATTTTTATAAAAATTTCTGAGAAGTGAAAATTCTGAAAATTTGCTGGGGAGACCTCTGGGGGCGCCGCGCGACCAAAATTTTGCCCCCGGGGTGCCGGCGGGCGGCCGGGCCGGGGGCGGGAGGGGGATGGGGCGTGGGCGGGAT